GGCTGAGTTCACATTCCTTCATAAGTCATACGACTAGCGGCAGGTCTGCTACGTCTCATCGTCACTCGCTTCAGAGGTTGGTCAGTCTCGACTACCGGTACTCTGGTTTCCATTTCCCTTCTGACCCTTACGCGCTCTGTGTGCCTTGCATGCAAACCGCTAAGCGGCTCGGGAAGCAGGCTTTCATAGTTATTACGGACCCGAAGGTGGCCACCCTTACAATAGTGGCTCTTACCCTTGTAACTACTAATCGCCCCCTGAACCTTTGCATCTTGGGACTACCCACAGATCCGGAGGGGGGCCTCCGAGGACCCGGTCCGACCTTTGGACCCTCCTCCACAAGTGACAGCGTGCTTCCTCACGCTCCGCGGCGCGGCTCGAGCCACTAACCGCCGCCACCAAGGACAGCGACTTCGACGTCTTCATACGAAGGTGGAAACCCCTCTTCGTAAGGAGGCAAGAGATCCCCGCGATAGTACTGTGAAAAAACCAGACTATCAGCACAGATCTCTGTCTCCTCCCGTATTACACGGGGGAAGAACCGTCGACGCCACTCCCAGCCCTTCATCACGTGCCGCGAGAGATGGAACCCGAATCTTGACGATAAAGGTCGGTCTAAAACGGAAGGCGAAAAATCGGGACCCTTGACGGGCCGCACCTGCGAAAGCAGGAGGCAATATCGTATCGCAGAGCGAACACGACATTCCGAAAACTCAACCGACCACTTCCAGGCCACCATCTCAGCAGCGTTGATCTCCCTTTCCTCAGGTCCAAGCGAACCCGCGGGCACCAAACTAAAGCTGTCAGAAGACAGGATTAGATTGTGTCCAACGGGCGACTTGGGAGGAATGGCGAGAGTACGAGTTGAAGGGAAACCAAACTTCGATCCCATTCGCCAAGCGAGCGCTCCCTCAAAACCGAGCTCAGGCAGAGTCAAACGACTCGACCTGATTCGGGAGACAGAGTAAGAAAACCAGCAGCAGGCTGCACGAAATCTAACTCGACTAGGGATACCTCGAACAAAAGAAGCGAATGTCCGACCGATTCCGGCGAGATACTCGGTATGACGTAACATACCAAAACGTAGCGTAGGAGAAACCTCCAGGAAGCCTGACGACCACCTAAAAAGGGTGGAGTTAAGCGAACCAAAGGACTCCGAAACCGACGTTTTTGTAGTTTCGACCGTCAAACCGACCGAGGAGACAGTCTTCGCCCAGAGAGATGCAAAAGAAGCATCAGACTGGAAGAGGATGTCATCGCCGTTCACCAGTAGAGGAAGGCGTGTTGACAAGCCAGCCACATGACGTGACCAACGAAAAGCGAGATAGTTCTGAAGGCACAGAAGAGGGAAACTCAAAAGAGAGCCCATCATCTGCCCAACGGAAGGAACAAACTCGAAACCGTCCTCACCGATGTCCAGGGAC